ATAGAAGTAAGTTCCGTGGACTTTGGTGTAATCTATGGGGTTCGTTCATTGGCAGAACAAAAAAAATTATACAAGGCAGGACGATCACAGACAATGAAGTCTCGTCACTTACTACAGCAAGACGGTACATCACATGCTGTCGATTTAATGGCGTATGATGGTAGTGACCCAAGTTGGGACATTGTGATGTACGATGATATAGCAGACGCAATGAAAGAGGCAGCAGTAGAAACTGGAGCTAAAATTTGTTGGGGAGCCGCATGGCATATAGATGATATAGCCGAATGGAGTGGCACTATGGAACAAGCTATGAATGCTTATGTAGATTTACGTAGGAGTTCTGGGCGTAGACCATTTATTGACGGTCCTCATTTTCAACTCACAGAAGGATAACCCAATGGAAAGTGCAAGAAAAGCTAAAGAGTACATCAAACAAAATATAAAAGACAAGGCTGAAAAAGAAAAAGAAGCAAAGAAGAAAAAGTACGGCAAAGATGTTTTTAAACCATATACTAAAAAAGAACTTGAAGAGTTAAAAGAAATAGATAAGATATATGGCACAGATCTTTATAACGACTACCTAAGAGATCCACAAGGGTTTAGAGAAAAACAGGGAGGTGTTTATAAAGGGGGTGCTATACAAAAGAAAGCTAGAGGTGGCATGGTAGACTATCGTAAGACAGGAATGTTTTATGGTGGTATGCCAAAGAAGAAATAATGGCAGGGGTAAAAAGAAAAAATCCAGATGTTATGAAAGGCATAACTATTAAAAGTGGTCTTAAACGTCCTACTAACAAAGGGGCAGGATTAACACAAAGAGCAGTAGATAAAATTAACAGAAGAACTGGTGGTAATTTAAAGACAGCCGTTACAGGTAAAGTAAAACCCGGAAGTAAAGCAGCTAAAAGAAGAAAGTCTTATTGTGCAAGAAGTGCAGGACAAATGAAGCAGTTTCCTAAAGCAGCAAATAATCCTAACAGTAGACTGCGACAAGCTAGAAGAAGGTGGAAGTGTTAATATGGCTAGACAACTAACAGAGAAACAACAGAAACTACTAAATGTTTTGTTTGATGAAGCAGGTGGGGACATTGTTCTTGCAAAGAAGTTGGCAGGGTATGCTGACGCATCAAGCACAACGGATGTAGTAAAAGGCATTAAAGAAGAAATACTAGAAGCTACACAAGAGTATATGGCGAGAAACGCACCACGAGCAGCTGTTGCGATTGCAGGTGGTTTAATAGACCCAACGGAACTAGGTATACGTGACAAACTAGCTGCAGCGAAAGAATTACTTGACAGAACTGGGTTAGTGAAAACAGAGAAGATGCAGGTAGAAGCAACAGGTGGTGTTATGCTTATGCCACCAAAAGAAAAAGTAGATGAATAGATCAATAGGACGTTGGAAGTTACCACAACCAACAGACTTAAAAGAAGAACGAGAGTGGGTAGCGATACCACGCATAGCAAGGACGATACCTTTTGGTTACACAGTAGATGAAAACGATCCTGATCTACTACAGCCTGTAAAGGTAGAACTAGACTTGCTAGAGAAAGCAAGAGACTACATCAAGCAATATTCCTACAGAGAGGTGGCAAACTGGCTTACAAAAAACAGTGGCAGAGAAATATCTCACGTAGGATTGATGAAGCGATTAAAGAATGAACGACAACGTAAGAACAAAGCTACAAGCCTACGCAAGTGGGCAGAGTATGCCGAAAAAGCGATCAACAAAGCCAAAGAGATTGAAGAAAGCCGTACAGGAGCAACCTCCGAAGCCAGAGGTTAAAGAGACAGTAGTAGAGTCTCTGCCGATAGAAGAGTCACGGAATATAATCTTCAAGCCGAATGAAGGTCCTCAAACAGCTTTTCTTGCAGCAAATGAAAGAGAAGTTCTGTATGGTGGTTCAGCAGGTGGTGGTAAAAGTTACGCAATGCTTGCTGATCCTCTACGTTACATGGGGCATCCTTCTTTCAGTGGCTTACTACTGCGTCACACCACAGAAGAGTTACGAGAACTTATATTTAAAAGTCAAGAACTCTATCCTAAGATATGGAAGGGTATTAAGTGGTCAGAACGAAAGATGCAGTGGGTTGCTCCATCAGGGGCAAGACTATGGATGTCTTACCTAGATAGAGATGACGATGTACTACGATACCAAGGACTAGCATTTAGCTGGATTGGTTTTGACGAACTTACACAGTGGGGAACACCATTCGCTTGGAACTACATGAGATCACGTTTACGATCCACATCTCCTGACCTGCCAGTGTATATGAGAGCTACAACAAACCCCGGAGGGCGTGGACACCACTGGGTAAAGAAAATGTTTATTGACCCTTCACCGTATAATGTTTCATTTAACGCCACTGACATTGAGTCAGGAGAAGAACTCAAGTATCCAGCAGGACATCAAAGAGCAGGACAAGCCCTATTCAAACGTAGGTTTATACCTGCTAGACTTACAGATAACCCTTACCTCTCATCTCAAGGCGATTATGAAGCAATGCTTTTATCCCTTCCTGAACAGCAAAGAAGACAATTACTGGAAGGAGATTGGGATATTAAAGAGGGAGCAGCTTTCACCGAGTTTGATCGCAACATACATGTGGTTGAGCCTTTCCGTATACCTAGCAACTGGGTTAAGTTTAGGGCATGCGACTATGGGTATGGAAGTCATTCTGCCGTTGTATGGTTTGCTGTTAGCCCATCTGAACAACTCGTAGTGTACAGAGAGTTGTACGTATCAAAGGTGTTAGCTACAGATTTAGCAGACATGATACTAGATGCAGAAGCTGAAGATGGCAATATAAAGTATGGAGTGCTGGACAGTTCTCTCTGGCACAAACGAGGTGACACAGGACCAAGCCTAGCAGAACAAATGATTATGAAAGGCTGTAGGTTCAGACCTTCTGATAGAAGTCGAGGAAGCAGGGTATCAGGTAAAAATGAAATACATAGACGTTTACAAGTTGATGAATTTACAGAAGAGCCACGCTTGGTTTTTTTCAGCACATGTACTAACACTATTTCGCAACTACCTGCGATACCACTTGATAAAAAAAATCCTGAAGATATAGACACAAACTCAGAAGATCACTTGTATGATGCTTTAAGATATGGTATAATGTCAAGACCAAGGTTCAGTATATTTGACTATGACCCTGCAAACAGACACACGAACAGCATGCCTGTAGCAGACGCAACATTTGGATATTAATATGGCAGAAGATAATATAAACGAAGAAGTTTTCATGGACGATTCTACGATAGCTGTAGAAGACACAGAGGTAGGAAGTGAAGACGATTACAATAGCTCAAACATTATACCTTTCATAATGGATCGCTACAAGAAAGCTGATGACTACAGAGAGCAAGACGAGCAGAGATGGTTAAGAGCCTACAGAAACTACAGAGGTTTGTACGGTTCAGATGTACAGTTTACAGAAGCAGAGAAGTCACGAGTATTTATTAAGGTAACAAAAACTAAAACACTTGCAGCATATGGACAGATAGTTGATGTGCTGTTTGCTAATAATAAGTTTCCTCTTACAGTAGACCCAACTGAACTACCAGAGGGTGTGGTATCTGATGTAAGCTTTGATCCAAAAGAGCCAGAAGAGATACGAGAAAGATTAGATGAGCTAGAAAATCCTTACGGCTTTGCAGGGGATGGCAAAGATTTACCTGCAGGAGCTACTAAAGAAAGCTTAATGGAAAAGCTAGGACCTTTAGAAGGTAAGCTTGACGATGTGGATAATCTACGTGAGGGTGTGGGCAAGACACCAACAGCTATAACATTTAGCCCTGCAATGGTTGCTGCAAAGAATATGCAGAAGCAGATACACGATCAGCTAGAAGAGTCAAACGCAAACAAGCATCTACGAAGCACAGCATTTGAAATGGCTCTGTTTGGCACAGGTGTGATGAAAGGACCTTTTGCAATCGACAAAGAGTATCCTAACTGGGATGAAGAGGGCGAATACTCACCAATATTTAAAACAGTACCACAAGTTTCACATGTATCAGTGTGGAACTTCTTCCCTGATCCAGATGCAAACAACATGGACGAAGCACAGTATGTGATAGAAAGACACAAGATGTCACGATCACAGCTACGTGCGTTGAAGAAAAGACCTCACTTTAGAGGACAGATTATTGACGAAGCTATTGCACTAGGTGAAAACTACAACAAAGAATACTGGGAAGACGATCTATCAGACTATTCTCCTGAACATGCTATTGCACGATACGAAGTGCTAGAGTATTGGGGCATGGTAGATACAGAGATGTTAAAAGAACATGGAGTAGAAATACCTGATGATATAGCAGATCACGATGAGATACAGGCAAATATCTGGATATGCAACAGTAAAGTTCTACGAATGGTGCTTAATCCATTCAAACCTGCAAAGATACCATACATGGCTGCCCCTTACGAACTTAACCCATATAGCTTCTTTGGTGTTGGTATTGCAGAGAACATGGATGATACACAGACATTGATGAATGGTTTTATGCGTATGGCTGTTGACAACGCTGTAATGTCTGGTAATCTATTGATAGAGATAGATGAAACAAACTTAGTTCCCGGACAAGACCTAAGTGTATATCCCGGAAAAATATTTAGAAGACAAGGCGGCGCACCCGGACAAGCTATTTTTGGTACGAAGTTTCCAAACGTAGCCAACGAAAACATGCAACTGTTTG